TTAAGTGGATATACTTTAACTTTAACAGGTCAAGAAAAAGCACCTGCTAACTTTATCGGTGATACTTTAACTGCTGCAGGATTTACAGTTGTTGTTGGTTCTTAATTAACAACATAATAAAATTAAAAGCCACTTCTTATCGGAGTGGCTTTTTTTATGAATTTTCAATATGTTCTTTTAAGTGTTTTATTTCGTAATCTCTTTTTATAATATTGTCTAACATTTCTGAATTTTTTCTTTTTAAATTATTAATTTCTATTCTAAAAGAAATTAGTAAATATAAAATGTAAATACATAATAATAAAAATATAATAGTGTACATAATTATTTTTTTTAAGGTTATAAGTTTAAATTTTTTACAAATATAAAAACAATTTTTCAATAATTGTGTTTTAATAATAAATAACTACTATGATTATTTTAAGAGAACAAGAAACCGCACAAACATTAAACGCTATTATATACGGAAGCGATGCCGATACTATTGTTTTAAGAGATGAGGAAACGAATATTGAAACTGAAATTGAATGCGTATTTTCTATTTATAAATACTACGCAACTACTTCGGTTATTTTACCTATAAAAGAAAATAAATATTATACGTTAAGTATAAAAGATGGCACAAATGTAGTTTATAGAGATAAAATATTCTGTACAAATCAAACTTTAGAAACGTATAGTATAAACAAAGATGCTTACGTGCAACATACAACAACAAACGAATACAAAATTTATGAGTAATATTCACATTTTAAATTTAAGTGCTTATACAAGTCCGCAAATAAACGAAAGTAAGAAAGGGCAATATGTTGAATATGGTGCTGATAATAATTACTTTCAGTTTTTAATTGATAGGTATCTTTATAGTACTACAAATAACGCTATTATAAGCGGTTGTAGTAATATGATTTACGGAAAAGGTATTAGTGCTTTAGATGGAAATAAAAAGCCTGATGAGTACGCTAAAATGCTTTCTTTAATTAAACCAAATGCATTAAGAAAGGTAGCACTTGAAAGAAAACTTTTAGGAATGGCTGCAATGCAAATAGGGTACGATAAAGGACAAGTTTCTTTTATTGAGCATTTTCCTATGCATACTTTAAGAGCTGAAAAATGTAATGATAAAGGGGAAATTGAAGCGTGGTATTATCATCCTGATTGGAGTAAAAAGAAACAAGGCGAAGAAGTAAAAAGAATTCCTGCGTTTGGTTTTGGTAATAAAAAAGACGTTGAAATATATGTTGTTAAACCTTATATAAGTGGTTACCATTATTACACTCCGATTGACTATTCAGGTGCTTTACCTTATGCTAAATTAGAAGAAGAAATTTCAGACTATTTAATTAACGATGTACAGAATGGTTTTAGTGGTACAAAGATAATTAACTTTAATAATGGCGTACCTCCTGAAGAAAAAAGAGAGGAAATTTCAAACGATGTTAAGAGAAAGGTAACAGGTTCGAGAGGTCAAAAAACAATAGTATCTTTTAGCAATAGTAAAGAAACCGCAACAGAGGTTATTGATATTCCATTAAACGATGCACCGGCACACTACGAATATTTAAGCAAAGAATGTTTTGAAAAATTAGTTGTAGGACATAGAGTAACAAGTCCGATGCTTTTAGGGATTCGTGATACTGGCGGAGGATTTTCAAACAATGCAGATGAAATCAAAACAGCTACTTTATTATATGATAATTTAGTTATAAAACCTTATCAATTAGAAATTATTGAAGCTTTAGATACTATTTTAGCGGTTAACAATATTAAACTAAAATTATACTTTAAGACTATTCAACCTTTAGAGTTTACGGATTTGGAGAATGCACAAACAGCAGAGCAAGTAGCAGAAGAAACAGGAGTTAATTTGTCTAAAGTTTGTTGTTCTTCTGATTCGAATGCAGATGATAATATTGCAGATGCTTTAATTTCTTTAGGGGAAACACCAAATGAAAAATGGCTTTTAATAGATGAAAGCGAAGTTGACTATGATAATGATGATAAAGAGAATGAAATGCTTTCAAAGGGCGTTAAATTATCGTTATTTGATAAGATAGTTAATTTAGTTAGTAGCGGAACTGCAAGACCAAACGCAAAATCTGAACAAGACGAAAATATAGATGGAATTAAATTTATAACTCGTTATGTTTATGCAGGTGAAACTACTACTAAAAGTAGAAAATTTTGCCAAAAAATGATTGACGCTAATAAAATTTATAGAAAAGAAGATATTATTGCAATGTCTAAACAAGAAGTAAACGAAGTTAGAACAAATAAAAATGGAGTTAAAAAAGGATTAGGACCTAATGGTAGTCCTTTAGTTGATGTATGGAAATTTAAAGGCGGTGGAGCGTGTCACCATAGATGGAATAAACAAGTTTACGCAAGTTTTGAAGGTGTAAATATTGATGTTAATTCTCCAAAAGCTAAACAAATTGCAGGGCGTAAAGCTGAACAATACGGATACGTTGTAAAAAATCCTGCATTAGTAGCACAAAGACCTATTGATATGCCTAACAAAGGCTTTTTACCTAAATAATTAATTACTATGGCATACGCATTATTAATAAGCACAGAAGATGTAAAGAAATTTACTATTACAAATGGTAATTTAGACGCTGATGATTTTATTGAATACATAAAAATTAGTCAGGACATTACTATTCAAAACTATTTAGGTACTAAACTTTACGAAAAGTTACAGGAATTAATTTTAAACGACGATATTAACGAAGCGGAGTATTTACCTTATAAAACTTTATTAACTACTTATATCAAGCCTATGCTTATACATTGGGCAATGGTTTATTATTTGCCTTTCGCAGCATATACTTTAAGTAATAAAGGACTATTTAAACATACTTCGGAAAACTCTACAAATGTTGAAAAAGCCGAAGTAGATTTTTTAGTTGAAAAAGAAAGGGATATTGCCGAAAGTTATACGCAACGATTTATAGATTTTATGTGTTTTAATCAAAGTACATACCCTGAATATTATCTAAATTCAAATGATGACGTTAACCCAGATACAAACAATTTCTATGGTGGCTGGCAAATATAGTAAACCAAAAGTTGAGAATTTTAAAAAGCTAAATTTATATTTAGCTAAAGTTGAACAATTAAAAAAGATACAAAATGAGCGATTGGGGTCAAGGATCGAAAAATAATAATATAGGTTGGGAGCAAGGAGCAGTCAATAATGATATTGGTTGGGGTTCTGTTCACGCTGATAGTTGGGCAGGTGATACTAATATTGTTGGAGGAGGAGGTGTTCAATATTTCGTTAGACCAAGTGGTGCTACTTATGGCGATGGAAGTGGAACTTCATACGATAATGCTTGGAGCGGGTTTTCTTCTATTGAATGGTCTTCGCTTGAAAACCAAACTTTAAACATTTGCGGAACTTTTAATGAACTCTTAACCATACAACAAAATAACGTTACAATAGTTGGAAACAATACTTTAGGAGCTGGTGTTATTGACGGACAAAATGCAAGGATATGTTTAACTATTGATGGTTATGATAACGTGTTAATCAATGGACTTACTTTAAATAATGGTCTTGTAGCAAATGCAATGAATAAATTAACTTCAGGCACAATTTATACAGATTGTATATTTGATACTTCGACAAATCAAACAACACAACACGAAGGGGATTCTATAACTGATTTAATTGAAGTAACTTATAATAATTGTACTTTTAAGAATGGGGCAGATGATGGAGTTTCTTTACACGGAAATAACACAAATGTTACTATAAATAACTGTACTTTTGAAAATAACTCACAAGGTATAAATGCAATTCAAACAGGAGTTTGTGTTGTTAATGATTCTAATTTTATAAATAATATTACTGATGTTCAGCCTGATTCTGATTCTGATATTACAGTTAATAGATGTACTTTTAGAAATCAATTAACAGCAAATGGCGCAGTACCATTAAAAGTAAATAATTGCTTAATGTTAAGCGGAAGTATTTTTGTTACAGGAATTGGAAGCACAATAGTTCAAGATTCTAAATTTTTAAATAATGCAAAAATAACTACAAATCAAACAGATATAACAAAAGTAATAATTACAAGATGTTATTTTGAAGTTAATACTGACCAAAAAGTAGATAGTGTAAATAATGGTGTATTTAGACTGACTTACTCAACTTTTAAACACGTTGGTTCTACTAATGTATATGCTGTTGATACTGGAGGAACTGGAACATCTGAAATAAACAATTGTAATTTTATAGGTAAAGCAAATATAGGTCGTGGTATTGCTGCTTTAGGTAGGATAAATGTAAAAAACACAATTTTCACATTATTAAATCTTTGTGTAAATCCAAATGGAGTTGCAGGAATTGTAACTTTTGACTATTGCAATACTTATTTAAACACAAATATTAATGTTAATCAAGGTGGAGGAACATTTTTAAATACAAATAGTATTACAACAAATCCTTTATTTACAAATATTGCAATTTTAGATTTTAGATTACAAGTTGGTAGCGGTTCAATAGGTACAGGAACAACGCTAACAAATGCAGTAGGAATTGAAAGTGCAGATTGGGTTTCAGATTTTCCAATAGTAGTAACTAAAACACAAGGCGTTTCTTGGAATAGAGGGGCGTATGTAAATTAATATTTTATGGTAACAACTAAAACACTAACTGCTATTATAACAACATTTTTAATATTCATAACTCCGATATTTGGGCTACTTGCTCTTATATCGGTTGCGGTTGGTTTTGATACCATATTTGCAATTTATGTAAGTATCAAACTAAAGGGTATTAACTCTTTTAAAAGTACAAAATTATTCAATATAGTGGTTAAGACTTTCTTTTATATGGGTTCAATTATATTTGCTTTTATGATTGATAAGTATATATTAGAAGGAAAGTTATTTGACATACCTTATTTAATATCAAAAGTACTTACATTTGTTTGGTTGTATATTGAAGTCAAAAGCATAGATGAAACTTCTATGAAATTAGGAAACCGCTCACTTTGGGTAATTGTAAAAGAAATTATATCTAAAGGCAAAGATTTAAAAAAGGATATTAACGAAATAAAAGACTAATGAGAAAGATTTCTTGGATTGTAATTCACTGCACCGCTACGCAACCAAACGCAACAAAACAATCTATTTTAGACTATTGGAAAAATATTTTAAAATGGAAGTCAGTAGGTTATCATAGGTTAATAGATGCAAACGGAGTTATTCACGAATTAGCCAAATATGAACAAGTAACAAACGGAGTAAAAGGATTTAATTCTAATTCAATTAACTTTAGCTATATTGGTGGCGTAGATGAAAAAGGAAAGCCAAAAGATACAAGAACACTAAAACAAAAAGAAAGTCTTTTATATCTAATAAAACAAGCTAAAAAACAATTTCCAAATGCTATTGTACAAGGGCATAAAGATTTTGGAGCTAAAAAAGCATGTCCATCATTTGAAGCAAAAAAAGAATATAGTAATATTTAAAAAAAACCGCTACGTTAATAGCGGTTAATTTTCCCAGATTTCGAGTTGACCAACTTTTGTGTTGTTGTGTTATGCAAATATATAAAAAAATATGAAAAAAATAATAATTTTACTTTTAGTTTTAACGTCTTGCGGAACTATAAAAAAGTCAAGTTCAGTTATCGAGGAAAACAAGACAACTGAAACAGATATAACAAAGTTTAGTAATAGCTTTACTTTAGAGCCTGTGAATTTAGACAAACCGATACTTTTAGGAAAAGATACAATCTACAATACAAGGGTTATTTATAACAATTCTAAAGAAGTAATTAAAGAAAAGCAAAATATCGATTTTAAAGAAGAAAAAAAGGAAAAGCAAGTTGACTATTCAGAAACAATTAAAATCGTTGCAAATCGCTTTATATGGCTTATAGGAATACTATTTGTGCTGATCTTTGTTTTGAATTGGATAAAAAATAAAACCACTCTATTTTGAGTGGTTTTTTAATTTAAAAAGGACATTTATTTACTTCCTTTGGTTTAACTATTTCGTGTTTATCACGTTCTAATTTTTCTTGAATTGATAATCTTATGAAGTTCCCAACATCAACATTTAAAGTTTTCATTTTTTGTAAGGTTTTGTGTTGCGTTTCTGTTATGCGAATTACCTTTGTTTTTGTGTATTTTTGCATAATTGTAATACATTTATAGCGGTTAGCGACAAGTTATGCACAATGTAACTGAACATCAAAACACGTCTTGCAAATTTCAAACAGTTGGTCATCATTCTTTCCACTATGATTAGTTCCGCAAGAATGGCATTTAAACTGTTCGCTTCGCCCTACAACATCGTGTATGCGTAAGGCTTCGGTTACTGCTTCTTTAATAGCTTTGTCGAATAGCTTTTGTATTTCATAATTAGCTTTTTCGCTAACACCAAACTGATGGTGTATCTTTTGAACTTCTGTTTGTATATCCATTTCTATTTAAGTTTTTCGTTAATAATTCGCCCTACGCATACACGAGGAACGTTATGCACAAGTTTAAAATAGCGTCCGTGCATTTATTCGCTGTTCTGCTATTTTGAAATAGTTCTCATCTTTTTCTATTCCGATAAAAGAACGGTTAGTGTTTTTACAAGCTACCCCAGTGCTTCCGCTTCCCATAGTTAAATCAACTACTAAATTTCCCTCGTTGCTAAAAGTCTTTATTAAATCTTCCAGTAATAAAATAGGCTTTTGCGTTGGGTGGTAGCCGTCATAATCTTTTTTGTATTTTAAAATATTACTTTTGTATTTTTTGCCTTCCCATAAGTTAAAAGTACTTGTAGGTGTATTTTTTAAGTATTCCTCTTTAATCTCATTATAGAGCCTAAATCCTTGCATTTTATCAATTCCATACAATTCAATTAAATTATTATAGGTTGTTTCACTTGGGAAATTAAATCTTCTTGCTGTATCGCTATTAAAAGTATCTAAAACAGCATACTTTTTAAATCCTGCTTTTTCAAAATCATCATAAATATCATAATTCTTTTTATTTATAAATGCTCTAACTTTATTTGTGTACTTTTTTGATGGGCTTTTTATATCACAATCTTTTTTACTAAATATTAAAATATCTTCAGTAAAAGAAACCATATTTACATTAGCACCTAAAGCAATCGCAAAATTATCCTTTTCCCAAATTGCTCTATAACTAAAAGGTATATTTGGTATTGCTTCTGTTATTAATTTAGTTGTATAAGGTTCTTGGCTAAACAGTATCATTTTGCCGTTTTTTCTTAATATTCGGTTTGCAATTTCAAATACCTTTTTTGGTTCTATTGCTAAATCCCAGCCATTAATGCCAAGTTTTCTACCACCATCGGTATTCATATTTCCATAAGGCAAATCAGTAAGTATTAAATCAACACTTCCGCTTTCAATTTTATCACTTTTAATTAGGCAATCACCTAAAAAAACCTGTGCATAACAGCGGTTTTGTGCTATTGCCGTTTCAGGCTTAATTTCAAGTTGGTTTTGTACTTCAATCATTTGTCTTAAATTTAAAGTTTTAGTGTGTTTTTTCGGCAACATCACAAAGCCGCAAAACGTTAGCAGTAATTATTTGAAGAACTCGCTAAATTCAATAAGTCTTAATCCTTCTTCTTTTTGATATTCTGAACTTCCAGTACTTCCAGTTGAAAAATGACTATCATAATCAGCATAAACTACTACTGCTGTTTCAGTTGTAGCCATTTGCGGTACAAAATCTAAATATAAATTTTCAGCACCTAAAAAATCTTTTACTCTATCAAACTCTTTTTTATCTCTAATGATAATTGATAATCCTTTGTAATCCATCACGTTTAGTATTATAACTACTGCTAACAACGGTTATACAATAGTTGGGTTAATTGCTTAATTTAAAGTTTGTTTTGTACTTTTAAAATATATGATAAATCGAAAGTTAAGGAGTACTAACCCCAACCATCGTATAGCCGTCAAACGTTGTAGTCAATTTAAATGCCATCAAAACACGTCTTGCAAATTTCAAACAGTTGGTCATCATTCTTTCCACTATGATTAGTTCCGCAAGAATGGCATTTAAACTGTTCGCTTCGCCCTACAACATCGTGTATGCGTAAGGCTTCGGTTACTGCTTCTTTAATAGCTTTGTCGAATAGCTTTTGTATTTCATAATTAGCTTTTTCGCTAACACCAAACTGATGGTGTATCTTTTGAACTTCTGTTTGTATATCCATTTCTATTTAAGTTTTTCGTTAATAATTCGCCCTACGCATACACGAGGAACGTTATAAGTAACTTTACTTACAATCGTTATTAAAAACTCCTAAAAGTTCTCTATTTGTCATTTCCATACCTTTATAAAGCCAAACTCCGTGTTTTTGAAAATCGCAATTTTTAATTAACCATTCAGAAAACAATACTGCAAAATCTTCCATCGCATAAAAGCAATCGTTAGCATCTACAATCATTTGATTATTATCATCATAAGTTGATGTGTAATTGTTTAAAAAATAACTTTGTGAATCCATAGTATTTAATTTTAAAAGCTACTTATAACAAATAATTGTATCAATAGCTTGGTTAGTGATTAATTTAATGTTTTGCGTTTTGTTTACCATGTTCCTGACGTCGGCAAAATGGTTTTGTATCAGAACGCTACTAATACAATTATCAAACGTTAGGAGATATATTAAGAGTTGGATTTCAAAATAGAATCTTTATCAACTACATAAATAGAAGAATGGTGAGGAATCATTCCATAACCTCCTCCTGAAGTTTCTGTATGTGAATATTTTACTTTTGCTTTTTCAGAAGCTACTTGCAATATTTTATTTGTGTATTCTTCTAAATTATTTATACTTTCTTTGCAAACTATTTTAAATAAAATATTAAAATCAAATTCATTTTCAATTTCTGCAAACCAAAATGTGCAGTCTTTTTCAATGTCTTTTTTTCCTATTTGTAATTTACCTTCAAAGAACCAACATCTAAATAATTCGTGTTTTTGATGTTTAAAATATTCTCCAAATTTTCCGTTTGCTTTTACAAATCCTGAATTTAAAAGAAATACATCTCCTAACACTGCATTGTCGCAAGTGGCGTTTTCGTCTTTAACTGAATCATTGTTTTGTGTTTTCATAATTTGTCTTAAATTTAAAAATTAGTCTTTATTTGGTCGCCACCTGACGACAATGCTCAACGTTATGTGATACTTTAGTAGTACGACATCTTACCGAAAGGATTTTTTGAATTATAAATCTTTTTCATATTTAATCTTTCTCGCCAAAATTTGCCATACTTTTTATTTATTTCACATCTTGCGTTTACGTGTGCGTTTGTATCTCCATTTGCTTCAAGTTCTTTTGACAAATGATATAATTCAGTTGATATTTGTTTAGTGTATTTATCAATTATTTTTTCATCTGTATGTGGTAAAGCATCAATAAAAGCATCACATAACAGTGGTTTTGACTTATTGCCACATTCGGCTTCATTTTCAGTTGGTTTTGTATTTGTTTTCACTGTGTTTAAGTTAAAGTTTAGGTCTTATTTTATCGGCAACAAGACAAAGCCGTAGCCGTTATAAGCCATTTTAGGAAGCATCCTTCAACTTATAATATTTCTCGTGATTTAATAATCCATTCCCATTGCCTATATGAATAAGTAATTCTGAATTTAATAGTTTATCTGCAATTCTTGTTGAAATACTTCCGAATGTTTCGCCATCATTACCTCTAATTTCCCCATTAAACGGACTCCAATAAACAAAGTACTTCGATTTATCTTGAAGTATTTTCAACGCTTTTTTGTAATCTAATTTCTTATTCATATCGTTTGATTTGTGAAGAAAAACGGCTTATAACAGCACATTGCCAAAAGTGGCGGTTTAGTGCTTAAATGAACTATTTTGCTTCGATTATACATTTGTTTTTAATTGAATTTTTGTGCTTCGATTTCGCCACCTTCGGCAATCTGCGAACCGTTAGCACCAATACTACGAACCCGTATCTAAATACAATTCACAAGTATATTTCACTACATTTTCGTTTCTTAATTGGCTTAAAAGTTCTCGATTTCTAGGAATATCCCATAATTCTTTATTTTCAAAATCCATTTCATTAAAATTTATTAATTTTTTCAAACTTTCAATTGGTAATTCTTTAAAGAAATTAAGGATAAATGTTTTTTCAATAACATCTTTAGGCGTGTTATTTGTAATGTGTTTTGGTGTTTTTTGTTCTGATTTAAAAAGAGTTTTCATATTTTTTTTTTTATTTAGTTTATTGTTCAAATTTAGTAATAAATTTCCGTACTGGTGCTAACACACATTTCTTTAGTTCTTATAAATGTATAATGCTCATCAAACTTTCCATAGTCAAAAACATATCTTTTAAATAGATGTGGATAATTACATAAAACAGCAACCTCACATAACAGCGGTTTTGAGCAAGAGGGTATTTGGTTTAATTCATTCATTTGGTATATTTTTATTGCAAAACGTTAAACCAACTCCCAAGCCTTAACCTCTATTTGCTTAAACTCTTTGTCTAACTTTAATTGCAAGTCTAAACACGCTTCGATAATTACTTTATTTTTAATAGGTATTTCAGTTCTAAAATAATACTCTATTGTAGATGGCTTTACTTTTAATTTTGTAGCCATATTATCGACAAATGATTTGCGGTCAATTAGTTGTTGTATTTTGTGTATCATAGTTTTTCTATTTCTTGTTTTACTTCTTGCCAGTATATTTTGGCTATTGGGTGCGTATAAAATTCATTTATAATTTCATCTACTAATAATAAAGTACATTCTTTTGCTTCATAACTATCTAATAACGCAACGTTACTAAACTTATTAAATAGTTCTTCCGCTTTTTCTTTTGGACTATTCATAGTTTTAAGGTTTAAATTTCCACAAATATACAAACTATTTTAATACAAATAACATAACAACGTTATTTATAATCAATAATAAATTAACTTCATTGTGTTGTTTATCTAAAAAAAGATATTATATTTGCATATCAAATTATTAGAAATTATGAAAACAATTATCTTTTTATCAGTTGCAACTATCGGAATGAGTACCGATAATTTTTTAGTAATGACTGGAGCATTACTTATATGTGGAATATTAATCTTTAAAAAACAATAACATGACAACACTTTGGGAACGATTATCAAAAGAAAATAAAACTAAATTAACTAATTCTGCTACACTATACCCTTATGTTTCAGGTAATTTAATTAACGCTTTAAGAAATGAAGTATCTTGGGCAAGTTTAAAATTTGAGCATATAATTTGGTTAATGCAAGAAACAACAGGAGAAAAAACACTAATTGAAAACGTAGATAAATTATTTGATAATGAATAAGTATATAGTATATTATTGGCGGTTTAAAAATGATGATTGTGTAGACTGCGAAAAGATAATCGAAGCATTGAATTTTGATGCAGCATATAAGCATTTTAGAAGTAACAACCCATTTGTAAAAATTAGAGAAATAAGAGAATTATGAAATTAGTAATAGAAGTAATAGACGGGAAATGGACTATCAATAAAAAGTCATTTAACGAATTAACACCAAACGAAAAAAACGCATTAGACCAATTTATAAAATCTTACGAATAATGACATATTTAGATGAACAAATCGGAAAAAACGAACAGTTGCAAACACCAACATTAGAACAAGTAAAAGAATATTTTAAGAACGCTAAAGAAGTAATTGGTGTAGATAGCACATACGCTACTTTTAAATTTCAAGACGAAAGAGGAATACATGAACACAATAATAGTTTTTGGGTATTTGCTGAAAATGGTAATTGTTTGTTGTGGAGTTCTAATTCAAAAAAATACGCAAATATAATATCTTCCAAAGATGAATTAGAAACCCCTAACCACTACGATAATAGTAAAGGTACACTTTACAAAGTAGCAACCGAGAGAGGTTGGAACTCTTATCTTTTTGACATAGTTAAAAGAGTTGTAAGATGTCGCAAAAAAGGAAACTTTAAAGAAGATTTACAAAAAACAAAACATTTAATAGATTTATATTTAAGTGAGTATGATAACTAAAGATTTACAACTTAAAACTATTGCGGTTTGCTCCGATTTACTTTTAGAAGCTATTGATGATGGCAGACCGCTTAACGAAAATGGTATACTTTTAAAACAACTACTCGAAAAGCAATTAGAAGCCATTTACAGCCACGAAGTAGTAAGAAATAATGAAGCATACCAAGAAACAAAAAACATGGTTTTATTTAACATTAACGCACATTTTAAAATATGAAAATGACTTTATTAAAAATGTCTAACGAATTAGGAGTAGACAGGGTAACGCTAAAAGAAATAGCAAAAGCACACGATTTAAAGTACATTGAAAAAGATGGAATGAAATTTTACAGCATTTTTGAAATGCAAAAAATAGTAAAAGACACAACAGTTACACTTTACCAACCTGTTTACATAACTGAAACATATCACATTTACGAAAGCAAAATGAACTATGAACAATAAACTAAAAGAAATTTTCTTAAAAGAAGGAATAAGCCAAAGAGAATTTGCAAGAGAAACAGAAATAAGCTACTCACATTTAAACCATATTTTAAATAACCAGGTAGTTTGTTCTTTTGAAACATTGCAAAAAGCGTGTAAAAAATTAAATTATGAAATCCGTGTCCAAATTATCGAAGCGTAAAAGCATAGTATTAGTAGGTAAAAGAATACCAACAGCCTACGAAATTCAAAAAGAAACTACTTTAAAAGCTAAAGAAGTTTTAGAGAAAACAAAAGAAATGGATCACATAAAAAATAAACCGGTACGTTATGACATTAAGAGAAAAGTTTAAACCTAAAGTAAGTATTAATACAGATGGAGAAGCTGGAAGATACGCAACTGAATGTGAACAAATAGCAGATGATTACGCTATTGAGGTTTTAGAACGTTATCACAATAGCTTATTTAATATTCCATTAAAAGAAGGCGAGGCAAAAGAAATATTAAAACATTTAAAGAAATGAAAACACTAAACGAAATTTTAAAATATGCAGGAATAAAAACTATTTATCCTGAAAATAAAAAGCACGCTGTTTGGCTTGAATATGGTAATAAAAGAATAATAAGACCAAATCCAGAAAGATGTTATGATACGGTATTAACTCACTTTGAAATAAGTTTAAAAGATTATGAATAAAACACCAGAACAACGCAAAGAGCAGTTATTAAGAATTATGAATCTTTTAAGGAAAAGAGGACAAAATAATGAGAAAATAAATAGTGAGTATAAAAAAAATATAAATGGAAATAACAGATAAAATAACAATAACAAACGAAGATAATATGTTATTGATGGCACGTTATCCAGATAACTATTTTGATTTTGTTTTAATAGACCCACCTTATGAATTAGATAGTACAGGTGGGAAAACTACAAACGAAGATTTAAAAAGAAGTTTGCATAATAAACATTTTGAATTTTGTAGTAATGGTTTTGATATTAAAAAAGTATTTACTGAAATTGAAAGACTTTTAAAAGTTATGAATATGATTTGCTTTTGTTCAAATAAACAAGTTTCTAAAATAATGCAATATTGGGAAGATAAAAAATATTCTACCACTCTGTTAGTTTGGGATAAACCAAATCCTATTCCTTTCGGAAATGGTAAACATATAAGCAATTTGGAATTTATGATTTATGTTCGTGGCAAAGGTGCGACTTTCAATAATTTAGGAGTTAATGAGCAAAAGAAAACTTTTAATTATCCAAGCCCAAGTAGTTCAAAAAGATTGCACCCAACAGAAAAACCTATTGAATTGCTTGAAAGATTAATTAAACTACATACAAAAGAAGATGATATTGTTTTAGATTGTTTTGGAGGTAGTATGTCAACGGCTTTAGCTTGTATTAACACAAAAAGACAAATAATTTCTTGCGAACTTGACAAAGAATACTACGACAAAGCAATACAAAGAATAAAAAACCACGTTTCACAACAAAAACTTTTTTAATTAACAAAATAATGTTATATTTGCATAACTTTAAAAATCAAAATTATGGGAGCAAACTCAAACTTATTCCTGATGTTACAGGAGCAATCGGTAGAAACAAACAATTTTCTACCTTCAAAAAAAGAAATTCAACTTTCTGCAAAATCATTTGTTAGCAATCTTTTAGAAGCTGGAGCAACTGATAAAATGGAACTTTACGCACAGGCTGTAAGAATTAACGAAGCTTTACAAATTGTAACCGATGAGTTAAAAAATTCAATTCCGCAAGAAAATTTTGAAGCGTTTGGAATCAAAGGAACTTATAGAGCAGGTGGCGAAACTTTAAACTACAAAGAGGATTACGTTTATGCTGAATTAGAGCAAAAGTTAAAAGAACGTGCTGAACTTATTAAAGTAGCTACAAAGTCAAAGGATACTATTTACGATAGTGAAGGAGTTGAAGTAACGAAAGTAAGTAGTACACAAAGAAAGTCAAGTTTGGCTATTACGTTTTAATTTTGTAAATTTGAAAATCTTAATTAAATATCTTATCTTATGAAACAAATTGCAACCGCTTTATTAAAAGCACAATCTGAAATGAGCAATCCTAAAAAGGGTGCTACAAATCCGTTTTTTAAATCAAAATACGCTGATTTAAACGCAATACGTGAGGCTGTTATACCTACTTTAAACGAAAACGGAATTAGTGTATTACAGCCAATTGTTCACGTTGACGGCAAGAACTTTGTAAAAACTATTTTACTACATGAATCAGGCGAGTTAATGGACTCGCTTACTGAAATTATCTACAACAAACAAAACGATGCACAAGCACAAGGTAGCGGAATAAGTTACGCAAGAAGATACGCTTTACAATCTTTTGTTTGCGTTGGTGCAGATGATGACGATGGTCAAAAAGCAGTTCAACAAAAACCAAACGCAACAACTGAAAATTTACTAAAGGCAAAACAAGGCGGCTTTTCATTGGAACAAATCAAAACTAAATACACAATCACAACACAACAACAACAAGAATTTATTAATCTTTAATTTTATTTATTATGGGAGTTAAAACTTCATTTTATGGTTCTATTGATTTCAGTAAGTTAATGGAACAAGCAAAAGCAGGAAACAAAGCGTTTACTAAAAACGAAAACGGAAAAATTTATTTAAACGTGAGAGTTTGGGTAAATGATGAATTAGACAAATACGGAAATTGTGCATCATTTCAATCTAATTTTAAAGGTGCTCAAAAGGAAGATAAATTTTACTTTGGTAATCTTAAGGAATCAACTCCAACTGAAGAACCAGTACAAGCAAATGATATTCCTGATGTTTCAGATTTACCATTTTAGAGAACACCCGATGTTAAAAATGTTAATCAAAACATTTGATTTAGAAATCCCTGAAGAAATTTAGGGATTTTGTTTTTTGTATTGGTATTTTTTGTATTTTTGTAAAAGTAGTTGAAACGTCCACAAACACTACAAGAAAATATTTGCCTTATAATGTGGATAGGAGTGGACGCCTTGAAGCATTATAAGGCTTTTTTAATTTAATTTATTTTATATGAAATTATTTATTACAAACAAAAGTGTATTCGAAAACACTATTGACGGAACAATTGAAAACAATGAGAAAATCTTAAATTCTCATTTAATCCACAAAAAGGCTTTTACAGATTTATTTATTGAAGTTACTTCTAAAAATTCAATTCCTATTTTAATAACTATTGATATTAATGATGCGGAACGATACGCATTTTTTAAATTTATTAGTTACAAAAATGATGTTTATTTTTACGAATTTCAACCTGAATAAATATGAAAAAATTAAGAGAATACCAACAAGAGTTATTAGATGAAATTTTAAACGAAATTCCAAACTATAACAGATTATGTATTCAGTTAAGTACAGGAGGAGGAAAGACCGTTATTTTTACTGAAATGATAAAACAACTAAATTCTAAAACTTTAATTTTAGTTGATAGTATTGACCTTGTACACCAAACAAACGAAACTTTTAAAAGACAAGGTATTGATGTCGGTATGGTTTTAGCTGGAAACAAAAAATTTCCCGATAATAAAGTAATTGTAGCAATGGTTTCAACTCTTTGGAACCGTGTTAAAAAAAACACAACGCTATTAAATGACATCCAATATTGTGTAATTGATGAATGCCACGTTTGGATTTTTAATAAGCTATTTGATTTTTTACCAAATGCCAAAATTTTAGGATTTACAGCAACTCCAGTAAGATTAAAAAGGTATAAGTTAGATGAAGATACTACTGCTATGGAAGTAATGGCAGACGTTTACGAAAAGCTAATTTGTGGCAAACCTATTAATTGGTTAATGGAAAATAATTATTTAGTGAGAGATAAAAACTATTTAATTGATTTTGATAGTAGCGGTTTAAAAACAGATAGTTCAGGAGAGTTTACAGTTGAATCAATGAAGAAAGTATTCCAACACGAAGACTATCAAAGGGCGTTAAGGAATACATACGAAATTTATTGTGAAGATAAAAAGACTATGATTTTTACAGCGTCAACAGAAACGAATGCAATTTTTGCTGAATTATTTAAAGACAAAAATGTCAAAACATACGATTCAGTTAACAATAATACAAACGAACGTGATACTATAATTGAATGGTTTAAGAATACACCCGATGCAATTTTAATAAATACAGGTTGTTTTACAAAAGGTTTTGATGTTTGTGATGTCGAGGCTATAATTGTAGCACGTGCAACTAAAAGCCTTGCATTATGGATTCAAATTTGTGGTCGTGGTTCCAGGATTACAAATAAAATTAAAAAAGATAATATTATAATTATTGACGGTGGTAATAATATTGAAGAACACGGTACATTTTCTTTTAACAGAAATTGGAATAAAATTTTTAGTGATAGGAAAATAAAACTAATTTTAGAACCTCAGCAAGAATGTGAAGCGTGCGGTTTTACTTTTTATGAAAAAGATACTGAATGCCCAAACTGCGGACACGTGGTGCCAATTATAGAAATTGATTCTGAAATTCAAAAAGAAACAAAACAATTTACAATAAATGGTCAGAAAGCTAAATTAGAACCGCCTACAATGGATATAAATTATTTTATAAACAAAGGAAGCACAGACTATGAAGCATTAAAAATTTTAGCTGAAAAATGGATTCATTTTATATCTAAAAGCAAAATTGAAGAAAAAGATTTTAAATATCATTTGCGAAATGGTAATTTTCAAAAAAGATTTGACGTACTTTTGAAACCCCAATATTTGCAAATTATTCGCTCTATTCTAAAAAAAGGTAAAAACGTTATTTATAAAAACTATTGTAATAAAATATTAAGTAAAGCATACGATAAAAAATATGGAACAAATTAAATTTAGCCTTTACAATTCAGTAGGCTCTAAAGAAAAAGTAGATATACTTTGTACCGATTATTGCGAAATGATAATCAAAGGTAAATATCAAGACCTTGTATTAAACGCTCGAGCTGTAAAAAAAGACGAAGCAAAATACAAAGCATTAAAACAAAAAATGCCTTGCATTACAGGTTCAGCAATTATGAATCAAGGCGAAAAAAATAAGGCAAATATTCAGCAGCTAAACGGATTAATTGTTTTAGATATTGATGACGATGTAAATCTTGAATTAGTAAATAAAATAAATGCAGACCAATATACCTACATTTCACACCGCTCTTTTGGTGGCGATGGATTATGTGTATTTATTAAAATTAATCCTAATAAGTTTTTAGAATCTTTTAATGAATTAGGTCAGTACTATTGGGATAACTTTAATTTAATTATTGACCAATCTTGCAAAAATACAAATAGATTAAGATTTTTATCTTACGACCCTTATTTGTTTCAAAATGAAAAATCAAAAAAGTTTGTAGCAAAAACCAAAATTAAAAAAGAAGTACAAAAAGAAAACTTTGTATTTGCAAAAGATGATTTTACAGATATAATTGACAAAGTAAAAGATATTGACCTTTGTCAAGATGACTATAAAAGATATTGCGAAATAGGTTTTGCGATTGGTTCACACTTTGGAACGCAAGGACTTGACTACTTCAAAGCAATTTGTCAAAGTGGTTCGAAGTACGACCCAAAGCAAATAGAAAAACACTATAAAAACTTTTGCAAACAAGGTGGTATAACTATTAGTACTTTTTATTATTACGTTAAAGAAGCTGGAATAGAAATATACAGCGAGAAAACAAAAGCAACTATAAAAGCTGTAAACGTACAAAAGGCACAAGGCAAAGCAACTTTAGAAAGTGTATCGAATGTACTTAATATTCAAAAAATTGAAGTAGATGAAAAATTAATAAATGATTTAATCGAAAGTAAAATTGAATATAAGATACAAGAAGATTTGTCTAATATGGCAAAGCTTGAGAATTTTATAATAGAAAACTATGCACCAGAAAGGAACACAATTACAAGTGAAATAAAAATTGATAATATTGTAATTGATGACCATAAATTAAATAGCATATATAAAACAGCTTGTAAGGTTTTAGATTTTAATGTATCAAAATCAGACGTAAGGGATATTATTAATTCAGATAGTACAAAAGACTTTAATCCATTAAACGCCTTTTTTAGCAACAAAGAATTTAAAACTGAACAAATAGACGCTTATATTAATTGCATACAACCACAAAGCGAATACAACCGCTGGGCGTTTAAAAAATGGATAGTAGGAACTGTTCACAATTGGATTAGTCCATTAAGTGAAACAAAGGTTAGTCCATTAACTTTTGTTCTTTGTGGTCAAAAGCAAGGTACAGGGAAAACATCATTTTTTAGAAACCTTTTACCTGGCGAGTTGAAAGATTATCTTATTGAAAAAAAGATTGATGCAAATGATAAAGATAGTATGTACAACCTTGCAAAAGGTTTAATTTGTTTTGATGATGAATTTGGCGGACTTGCAACAAAAGACGTTAAAGATTTTAAGAGAGTAGCTGATACGAATTGGATTGATATACGATTACCTTATTCAGCTTACTACACTAAAATTAAACGTAGGGCGTCTATTTGTGGAACCACTAACGAAGCTAATGTATTAAAAGATGTTACAGGAAACAGGCGTTTACTTCCCGTAAATGTAGAATCAATTGACTATGATAAAATGATTTCAATTGATACTGATTCACTTTGGCGTGAAGCTTTTAATTTATGGCGTAATGACTTTGATTGGAAAATTTATAAAAGTGAAGATATAGATTATTTAAACGAACACACAACTACAAATTTAGATGTTAATCCAGTAGAAGAAATATTTTTTAGCCATTTTTCGCTCGAAGAAACAACAACGCACAGCGAGAAAACAATAATGAACCAGGGCGATATACTTAATTATTTGAATATACACTCAGGAATTAACGTATCAAAGTATGATGTTAAGGATATATTTACTAAAAATAAATTAATTTACAAATCATATAGGATAAAAGAAAAAGTAAAAATGGGAATTTTATTACACAAAGAACCTACTTTTGTACAAAATAATAATGAAGTTCCGTTTTAAATGTAATATTTGTAATATAAATGTAATATGTTAAATATTACACTTAACTTACTGATAGTAAAATAATTATATAGGTTGTAATATTGTAATATAAAATATTATTAAAATATATGTAAGAATTAAAAAAACATATACATTTTATATAATAATGGTTTTTTATATAAAAATATAATACTCCACAGACAAAAAATATTACAATATTACAACTACTTAAACAATTGAAATACAAATAATTAAATGTAATATAAAATGAACAAAGAAGATTTACTACAGCAAAAATGTGTTATTTGGTTTAAAAATAATTATCAAATGCACCAAAAAGGATTGATTTTTTCGTGTCCAAATGGTGGAACAAGGAATATAATTGAAGCAAAAAAGCTAAAAGCTACAGGAACAATGCCAGGCGTATCTGATTTAATTGTGGTTTTAGATTCAAAAGTTTTATTTATTGAACTTAAAACAGATATAGGAAAACAATCTGATGCTCAAATAATATTTGAAACTAAAATAACAAATCTTAACCACGAATATATTTTAATAAGAAATGAAGAAGAATTTAAAAACGCAATCCTTTCAAGAATTGGAAATCGAGAAAAATAAACTTTATGTTACAAAACAAAATCCAACACGATTAAAAGAAATTATAAAAAAATTGGATTATTTTTATTATGGTTTGAAATAAAATTGTAATTTTACACAAACTAAAACGTTCATATGGGGTTTATATAATTGAAAAAACCGCTTTTTTGTTAGTTTTAAGCGGTTATTATTAAATATGTTAAACGAACTATACAAGTATCATAAAGAGCTAATTAAAATGGCTTCGGTATTCTCTAAACAAGATGCAGAGGACATAGTGCAAGAAACTTATATAAAAATGCACTTGTATTCGAGCTACGATAAATGCTTTACAAATGATATTTTAAACAAAAGTTATGTATTTATTTGTATTCGTTCAGTTTTTTTAAGACAGTTTTTAAAAAAAGACAATTACGAATCTTTTTATAATGAAGGCGATGTTGATGAAAAATATTTAATAGTAGATGAATTTAACGCAGAAGAAGAAATTGACTGGTATAAGTTTAGAACCAAATGCGAAGCAGAAGTAAATAGTTGGGATGCATACGATAAAAAACTATTTACGATTTATAGAGATAGCGGTTTAAGTATGCAAGAATTAGCAAATGAAACAAAGATAAGTAAAACGAGTATTTTCCACTCGCTTAAAGAACACAAAAGAAAATTAAAAGATTTATTTCAAAACGATTATAATAATTTAAAGTAAAAATGGAAAACAAATATTATTTAAAATCAGTAAAATTAATAGACAATCCTTCAGAAGGTCGTTTATATTATGAATGTGAATATTCTAATGGGATAATGACAAAAATTTTACATTATAATTTTAAAGAAAATTTAATAATAGATATAGAATTATAAAATAACATTATGAATGAGAAATTTTTATGGGATTTAATAAACTTTTATCATTACATTAACTTTGAAACATTAAGTAAATTTAAGATTAAAGACGAACCAACAACAAATGATGCTAAATGGATATTTTTATTATCAAACGCATTACACGACAATAGAAAAAAGAATTATATTATTACAGAACAAGATAAAGAATATTTTAACAAAATACTTTTAACAAATGGCAAGAGGTAGAAAACCAAAAGGGTTAGGTGATACAGTCGAAAACATATTCGAAGCAACAGGAATAGCAACAGTTGCAAAAGCTGTTTTAGGGGAAGATTGCGGATGTGAAGAACGTAAAGAAGCACTTAATAAACTATGGACTTACAAAAAAGTAAGTTGCATAAACGAAACGGATTTAATTTGGTTAAAAGATTTTTTACCAAACAAACCAAATCAACTAACAATTAAAATGCAAGAGCAGTTAAAAGCAATTTACGAAAGAGTTTTTAATACTCCATATCGTGGATCAACTTGCGGAAGTTGTTGGAGAGATATGATAAACGAAATAGAGAAAGTATATAATACTCAAATTAGTTAATTGGATTTCAAATTTTTTCAATATGAATGAACCAAAAAAAAGAGGTGGAGCAAGACCAAATTCAGGAAGATTAAAGAAAGATGAAGTAATATCTTTAATTGAGTCTATGGATGCAATTACCGTACCTGATACAGTATGGAAAATGTTATATGCAAAGGTATTAGATAGCGATGTAAATGCAATTAAACTTTGGTTAAGTTATAGATACGGACTACCTAAACAAACAATAGAACAAAAAACAGAATTACAATTTCCTAAAATTGATATGAATGAATGGAAATAAACAAACCACATTTAACGTCTTACCAAAAAGATATATTATTTTGTGATGCACGTTTTACAATTACTGAAGCAAGTACTAAAGTAGGTAAAACACATTCGCATATTATTTGGTTATTTGGTAAAGCACACGAATACGAAAATGGAGATGGAAAAAATTATTGGTGGGTTGCTCCTGTATTCTCTCAATCTAAAATAGCATTTAAAAGACTACGCCGTAACTTATCACGTTATGGCGTTTATAATTTTAACGAAAGTAATTTAATTATAACGTGTCCTAATGGTGCTGAAATACATTTTAAATCTGCTGATAATCCTGATAACTTATATGGAGAAGATGTTTATGCATGTGTATTTGATGAAGCACCGAGAGCAAAAGAGGATGCGTGGTTTGCTTTGCGTTCTACTTTAACAGCAACAGAAGCACCCTGTAAATTAATTGGTAACTTTGGTGGCATATCTAACTGGGTACATAAGTTAAAAGACAAATCTAAAACAGATAAAAACTACGCATATTTTAAAGTAACTTGTTGGGATGCAATTCGCGAAGGTATATTATCTGAAGATGAAGTTTTTCAAGCTAAAAAAGATTTACCTGAAAAGATTTTTAAAGAACTTTACGAAGCTGAAGCAAGCGAAGATGATGGTCAGTTAATAAATAATCAAAGTATTGTAAAAGTATTTTCTAATACACATATTGAAAGCGGTGTTAAATACATTACAGCCGATATCGCACGTTTAGGAAAAGATAAAACAGTTGTTTATGTTTGGGATGATTTCAGAGTAATAGAAATAAAAGAGTATGACATAAGTCGTATTGATTTTATAGTAAGCGAAATAAAGTCTTTACAGAAACAATATAATATAAACGACAACAATGTTATAGTAGATGAAGATGGTGTTGGTGGTGGCGTTGTAGATTACTTACATTGTAATGGGTTTGTAAATAATAGCGTACCAATTAAAGTAAATGGAATTAAAGATAACTTTGCATCTTTAAAAGACCAATGCTATTACTATTTAGCTGAAAAAATAAATAGAAATGAATTGTATGTTGATTGCAATGAAAAAATAGAAAAGCACCTTACAGAAGAACTTGAAATGATAAGGCTACCAAAAGAAATTGATACAACACGAATAAGGTTAATGGGTAAAGATGAAATTAAAAAACGTATTGGAAGGTCACCCGATTATTCAGATGCCTTAATGATGCGTATGTGGTTTAGTGTAAATCCAAACAAAGGTAACTACTATGTCTACTAATCAACCTACATACGGAGAAATGATTGAAATGGTTGAGATATATGTTTTAAAAAAGACAGGTAAAAACGTTACTATAAACATGCCGAGAAATGTGGGGGAAATAAAGAAACTTATTCACGCTTATAAAATTGCTACTAACACTTAATACAAAAATACAATAATTGTGTTTTAATAATGATATGAAAATAAACATAACCATACCCGAAAATCTAAACGAAATTACTCTTTATCAATACCAACGATTTGAAAAGTTGATAAAAGATAACGAGCCGAGTGAATTCGTAAACCAAAAGACAATCGAAATCTTTTGTAACATTGAATTAAAAGATGTTGCAAGAATAAGAATAGCAGAAGTAAGCGAAATATTAAAACATAT